GATATTATGTCTGAAGCAAAAAAAGTAGAAGAAGTAAACGAGACCGATAACCTAACAGAACAACAAAAATACATACGTTCTCAGATTGTCGATCTTAAAAACAAACAAGCTAGAATCCACTTTGAGTTGGATCAGGTAAATGCTTCTTTAGGTGTTTTTGAAAATGCTTATCAAAAATCATTTGAAGAACAAAAAACAGAGGAGAAATAAATGGAAGTTATATTACCATTAATCTTTGTTGCGATAATCGTAGGTGCGGTTATTTGGAAAAACAAACCTGAATGGGTAAGCAAAGTTAAATCTTGGTTTATTGAATAATGGCTACTAAAGCAAAACCAACTGTTCAAAGCACATATAATGAGTTGCTTAGGCACGAGACTGAGTGTGCTGAACGTTGGAAAACTAATTTTAAAGTTCTAGACCAAGTACAAAACGAAGTTACGTTTATACGTAATTGGCTTATCGGTGGTATGTCTACTTTGGCTTTAACTTTTTTAGGCTTTATACTAACACAAGTGATATGAAAAAATTGAAATCAGTTTTAGGCGCTTTAGCCCCAACGTTAGGAGCAGCAGTCGGAGGACCTCTAGGAGGTCAGGCTGGTGCTATTATCAGTAAAGTTTTAGGTGTACCTAATAATCCTAAATCTATTGAAACTGCAATGAATAATATTACTTCAGAGCAGATGGTAGCGCTTAAAAAAGCTGAAAAAGATTTTGAGTTACAAATGAAACAACTCGAAGTCGATATTTATAAACTAGAAACTGAAGATATACAAGACGCTAGAGACAAGTTTAGCAACGACTGGACACCTAAGTTTTTAGGTATCCTATCTGTTCTAGGCTTTTTCGGTTACATAGCTTTAGTCACTATATTCCCACAACCTGATGAAAGTGACGATATAGTATTATTAGTCATAGGTTCAATAACAGGTATAGCTACCGCAGTCATATCTTTTTATTTCGGTAGCTCAAACAAAAAATAATTATGCATATCTCAGAAGAAGGTTTAGCTCTAATTAAACACTTCGAAGGGTGTCCCACGGACGATGAAGGTAATGTTATAGCTTATCAAGACGCGGTTGATATTTGGACTATAGGTTATGGACACATTAAAGGTGTACAAGAAGGCGACAAGTGGACTCAAGAAAAAGCTGACTTTATGTTATGGCGTGAGCTTGAAGAAGAGTACGAAAACTATATAAAGGATTACGTTCATGTACCTTTAAATCAAAATCAATTTGATGCTTTATGTAGTTGGGTGTATAACCTTGGACCAAATAACTTGAAAGTTTCAACACTATTAAAGAAACTTAATAACGGTGAGTATGATGAAGTACCAGCTCAAATCAAACGTTGGAATAAGGCTGGTGGTAAAGTTTTAGAAGGGCTAGTAAGAAGAAGAGAAGCCGAAGCCCTCATGTTTGAGGGTAAAGAATGGCTTTAAGTAAATTTGTATTCAGACCTGGAATTTTTAGAGAAGGCACCTCATACGATAACGAAGGTGGTTGGTTTGATTGTAATCTTATAAGGTTTAACGCTGGGCGACCTGAAAAGATAGGCGGTTGGCGTAAAGACGTCAGTGCAAGTTTTTTAGGTACATGTCGAGCTTTACACAGTTGGGTTTTACTAGACGGTACAAAGTTTTTAGGTCTAGGAACAAATTTAAAATACTATGTAGAAAAAGGTAACGCATACTTTGATGTAACACCTATACGTAGGACTACAAGCGCAGGTATGGTCACTTTTTCAGCTACTAATGGTGACGCTACTATTACGGTAACTGATACATCAAACGGTTCAGTGCAGAACGACTTTGTAACTTTTAGTGGCGCTGTTTCGTTAGGCGGTAATATAACTGCTGCAGTATTGAACCAAGAATATCAAGTAGCCACTATAGTAAACGATAATACGTACACTATTGAAGCTAAAGACACTAGCGGAAACACAGTAACAGCTAATAGTTCTGACACAGGTAACGGAGGTTCTTCTGTTGTAGGAACTTATCAATTAAACGTAGGTCTAGATGTTTACGTACCTTCTACTAGTTTTGGTGTAGGAAGTTGGGGATATAATGCTTACGGTTCAACAAGTTCGTTAAGTTTTACTAATCAGCTTAGACTTTGGTCTCATGATAACTTTGGTGAAGATCTTATTATAAACCCACGTAACGGTGGTATATTTTATTGGGACTCATCAGCAGGTACTTCTACACGAGCAGTAGACCTAAAAGATAGAACAGGTGCTAATTTAGTTCCTAACATAGGTTTACAAACATTAGTTTCAGAAAAAGATAGACACGTCATAGTTTTAGGTGCTGACCCTATAAATGATGCAGGCACAGCCAGAACAGGCACTAGTGACCCTATGCTTATAGCTTTCAGTGACCAAGAGAACGAACTAGACTTTGAGCCTACTAATGCTAATACAGCAGGAAGTTTAAGGCTCTCAGAGGGTAGTGTTATTATAGGCGCAGTAAAAGCAAGACAGGAAATATTAATATGGACAGATACTTCTATGTTTTCAATGCAGTTTATAGGACCTCCATTTACGTTTGGAGTCAGCTTAATAAATAAAGGCGTAGGTCTTATAGCACCTAATGCAGCGATTACTGGACCGAATGCAGTTTACTGGATGGGGTATGATAGTTTTTATAGTTACAATGGTTCAGTAGCTAAACTCCCTTGCCCTGTATTAACTTATGTCTTTGAAGACATGAACAACGACCAACAGTTTAAAACCATAGCCTTTACTAATAATGAATTTAATGAAGTTGGCTGGTTCTACTGTTCTTCTAGTAGCACTGAAATAGATAGATACGTAGTTTATAACTATTTAGAACAAGCATGGAGTTATGGTAATTTAAGTAGAACTTACTGGTTAGATAGAGGCACTAAGAACTATCCTAGAGCAGTTTCTAATAATTACTTATATGAACATGAGTTTGGCTATAATGACGACGGTAGTCCTATGACAGGAGTGTTTATTGAAAGCAGTGATTTTGATGTAGGAGATGGTGAACAGTTTGCTTTTATAAACAGAATCGTACCTGATATAAGATTTTTAAATAATTCTGCGGCAGGTAAGGTAAACATGGTGCTCAAAACAAGAAACTTCCCAGGACAAAGTTTAAGTACTTCAAGCACTGACCAAGTAGGAAGCGATACTACACAAGTCTTTACAAGAGCTAGAGCACGACAAGGTGTACTTAGGTTAGAGTCTGATGACGATGCGAGTGGTACAGGTAACAATGACACAGGATGGAGGCTCGGAGCTACTCGTTTAGATGTACGAACTGACGGTAGAAGATGAGCAAACTACTCCCAAGTAGAATCCCTAATGCTGCAGGAGATGTAGTAACCCCAGAGCTATTCAATAGATTAGTTAGAGTTATAGAACTCAACTTAGGTGAGTTTGATCCAGATAACACTAGACAAGTAAACCAAAATAATAGAGACAAAGATTTCTTTAACCAAGGAGCAGTAATATTTAATACCAATACAGATACATTACAGTGTTGGGATGGAACTAGATGGAGAGACTTATTTACTTCACAGTTTTACCCCACTAATGATAATGGGCTTAGTGCTACAAGTGCACTAGGTACTGTCAGTGTCACAATCACGTAAATGTAATTGGTGTGGTGAAGTCAAAGCTCTTGAAAACTTTGACCAAAGTAAACAGTCCCGTCAGTGTAATACGTGTAAGTTAGCTAGACGTAAAGCGACTATATCAAGTTCACCTTTTAACTACATGCACAACTTACATACACAACTAAAGTATGCAAGAAAGAAACAAGGGTATAAGTGGAGTATAACTCCTAAAGATCTTTATATAATTTACGCTGAGCAAGAAGGTAAATGTGCGTTAACAGGAGTTACGCTTACGTATAATAAAGGAGTAGGTGTAGAGTCAGAGTTTAACATATCTATTGACCGTATCGACTCTAGTGGCGACTATACAGTAGAAAATATACAACTTTTAGGTAAAGTGATTAATTTTTTAAAACACGATATACCACAAGAAAAGTTTATCAAATTGGTAAATTTAATATACAATAATACAAATGGCTAGGAAATTTCCTAAAGTAAAAAAATCCAGAAAGGGTGTACCTAAAGCCTACTTAAAAGGTGCCAAAAATCCTTCTGCACGTGAACGAGAAATACTGAGAACACGTAAAAAATATCTCTCAGGTAAAATGACCTCAAAAGATTACGAGGCAGTAGAAAAATCGCGAGCAAAGGATGCCAAGAAAAAAGTCAAAAGGAAAGTCAAAAGGAAGCGTACCAGCGTGCGTAAAAAAGTACGCAAATAGTAGTAAGTTTAGCACTGGTAAACTTATGAAAGTCTACAAACGTGGACAAGGTGCATATTTTAGTTCAGGTTCCCGTCCAGGACAAAGCTCACACAGTTGGGCTTGTGGTAGAGTACGTAGCTTTGCTACAGGTAAAGGCGGTGCACGGAAAGCAGATAAAGATTTACTTAAAAAAGTAGCTGGTGGCGTAGTTAGACCATTACGTACTAAATCAAAACACAGAGGCTGTGGCGCTGTAAAGCCTAATAGACGTAAAACAACTAAATACTCATGATGTTTGAAGACGGACAAGAATACAAAGGTTTATATTGGGATGACGTTACTAAAGATTTCTACCGTTATAACGAGTGGATTAGAGTAATGAGAGCTCGTAAGAACGAAGAAAAAACTAATCATAACGATAAAATGAGTTATACTAAAGGTTTACAAGAAGACTGACTATGGGCATAAAAAGTTTTTTTAAGAAAAATTTAAGAGATATCGCTACAGTCGTAGGATTCGCCGTAGGTGGTCCTGCAGGTGCTGCAGTAGGTCAAGGCATAGGTTCACTAGCAGAAGGCAGAGACCCTATGAAGTCATTAATGAGCGCTGGTAAAGTTTACGGTGGTGCTAATATAGCAAGAGGGTTTGGTATAAGCCCTGAAACTATAACTCCTGGGAGTGGTAGTTTTTTACAGAGAGCTGCACCTGGAGTAACTCAACAAGGTGTGGGTGGATTTTTTCAAAATTTAGGTGCACAAGGTTCTAATTTTCTTACAGGTACAAGTTATGGTACTACTCCTTTAGGTTTAAGTTTCAAATCTTTAACTCCTATGCAAAAATTAGGAGTAGCAGGTATAGGTGCTGCAACTTTGTCTGGTATGCAAGATGAGGGACCTCCCGCTACTATGCCAGCCAGCACTAGTGGTTATTTAACTCAAGGATTACGTCCAGCAACATTAAGTAACGTTTACGGAACAGGTGGTATACCGATGGTTAGTTCGGGTATGCCAGGAGGCTCGATGGATCCTATTAGTCAAACTTATTTAGATTTATTAGCAAGACAAGACAAAGATTACGGTGATATTAATTTTCCTACCTTTAGTCAGCAACGTTTGACAGCTAATCAAGGTGGAATCGCAAGACTCGCCGACGGTGGGGAACTGCCTGAGGTAGACTTACGTTTTACAGGAGGTGGTACTAACGATCCTATGGGGTCAGGTGATGAAGATACTATACCAGCACTCCTCGCCGATGGTGAGTTTGTCATGACTAAACAAGCTGTCAAAGGTATAGGCAACGGTAATCATTCAAAAGGTATAGAAATGCTATACGCTATGATGGACAACAACGAAAAGAAAGCACAAAATATGGGATTAGGTAGGGCATAATGGCAACAGAACAACAGTTTGCGAGAGTTGAGAGTTTACCTCCAGCTTTTTTACAACAATTTTTTGCAGGTGTTCCAGGAGCAAACGTTCCTGGAGTATTACCTTTACTCAACCAAGAACTAGTAAATAGACTTATGGGTATGGGTGTTGAAGGTGCTACACCTTACTCTTATACTGGGCAACGTATAGCTCAGTTTACTCCTGCAGAACAACAAGCTTTTAGACTGGCTGCAGAAGGCGCAGGTGCGTATACACCTTACTTCGGTAGAGCAGAACAGTTAACTGAACAAGGTTTAGCTGACGTTAGAGGCTCAACAGGTTTAGGCACGGACTACTTTCAACAAGCAGGTAGAGAAGGCGCAGGAGCAGTAAGAGAAGCTGCAGGTATACTAAGAGGTTTACCTAGTCAGTTTCAAACAGCTCAGTCAATAGGTTTAGGTGGACTAGGAATGTACGACCCTAATATGGGTGCTATGTACAACAATCCTTATGAAGAAGCAGTAGTACAACAAACTCTTACAGATTTAGAGCGTATGGGTGCTCAAGCTGATATAAGCGAACGAGCTAGACAGGTAGCTGCAGGTGCATATGGTGGTTCTCGTGGTCGTTTACGTCAAGAAGATTTAAGAAGGCAGTTCGGTAGAGGTGCCACAGAGGCAATAGCTGGTATCCGTAGGCAAGGCTTTAGCCAAGCTCAACAACAAGCACAAAAAGCATTTGAAGAATCACAACGTAGACAACTACAAACGTCACAATTATTTGGTAACTTAGCAGGTCAACAAGGCAACGTGGCTGGTGGTCTAGGTAGTTTAGGCGCAGGACTCAGTAATATACTCGGCGGTGTAGGTAGAGATATATCTACAGCAGGTTTAAGGTCTGGTCAGTTTGGCGCTAACGTAGGTCAACAGTTTGCTGGGCTAGGTCAAGGACTAAGTGGCTTGATGGGTACAGACGTAAATAGACTATTAGGAGTGGGCGGTATGCAGAGAGGCTTACAACAACAAGGACTCGACCTTGATTATCAAAACTTTGTCGGTCAATATAATTTACCGTTACAAACCTTTGGTCAAATAGGTCAGCTGGCAGCAGGATTTGCTCCTGCTCTTGGCGGTCAAACCGTAACTCAAAGTACAGCTAGTGCACCAAGTAATAGTTTAATGCAAGCGTTAGGTACAGGTATAGCTGCATACGGAGCACTTCGTCCATCATGATAGACCCTATCAGGCAAGAACAAGCAGTTGAGTTAGCTAATGAACTTATAGGTAGAAACACACCTATAGAAGCTATTATTGAACAAACTGGTTTACCTAGAACTACAGTTAATAACTTAGTAAATTCACAACTTAATGTAAGTAGACCTCCGCTACCTATGACACAACCTACAGGAATAGGTGGTCTTCAAGGTGGTATACCTCAGGACATAGCTGATGTCATGCCTAACTTAGGTACAGATATAGCTGATTACTTAACTGATGAATTAGGTTTTGACCCTGAGATGGCAGTAGACCCTAATGCACCTATAAAAGAACCTGATACTAGACAAAACTTAAACATAGCTAACGCACAATTAATGATTGACGACCCGAGTCAAGCAGAGCAAGTTTTAGCTGCACAGAAAATACTTTCAGGTCAAACAGATGCAGATGCTATTGATATTTATAAACAAGCTTTAGCAAACTATGCAGGTATAGATTATAAAAACTTAATACCTTTACCTGATAAAGACTTTGCTATAATGATGGCTGGTTTAAAACTAGCTGAAGCTGGAACTAAAGGTGAAGATTGGGGCACAGCGCTAAGTCAGTCAGTCACCGCAGGTTTAGCACAATATGCTAAAGAGAAAAAGGACTACACTAGATCAATACAAAGTATTGATTTACAAAAAGCCATGCAGAAAGATAAAGCTGTTATGGATTATATAGGTAAAGTTATTGACTCAGACCTAAAACTACAGAATGAGATGTTAACTGGTACTCGTAAAGAATACTTAGTAACATTGCCAGGAGCTACTGAACCTACTTTAATGCAACTTACTTCCCCTCAAGTAGGTATGTATCAAAATCAGTTTGGCTCTGGTCTTATAAAAGAGTATGACGAGGATAGTATGGGTACTTTAAATAACTACATTGTTACATACAACGACGGTAGTACTCATAAAAGCGCTATGACTAATGCACTCGCAGCTACTTATTTAGACCAACTCAATAACGGTAATATCTCAGGTTTCATAAAAGCAGGCACTGAAAGCGCTTCTGATGAGTTTCAGGTATTAGTTAAAGATAAAAACGCTAGTAAAGATACTCCTCCTACAACTAAGTTTGTAAGTAAAGAAGGTTTAGCTAAATTACAAAATGATCCCAATCAAACAGTAACAGTTTTACCAAGCGCAGGCACAAGTTTTGAAGTTATTGATTTAAGAACAGATCAATTAGTAAGAGTGCCAGCTGATCAATATTATAGAAATATAGACAAATATAAACTCAAAAGAGGCTTAACAGCTAGCATAACCAACGGTGACCAGACTATCCTTATAGGTGAAGACGGTGGATTTAACCTATTAAAAGACACTAAGAAAGCTGAAGAAGTTGAGGCGATAGTCAAACAGTTTAGAAGTAGAAAATATCTTACTAATCAAATAGTAGATCTAGGAAATGATTTGGAAAAATTAGTGTTAGGAATGGAAAACCCTGATTTAGCTTTTACTAATTTTGCAGGTACTTCACTTGAGTTTGGTAGAAGACTTATAGCTAACTTTAATGCTTTTGGTCAAATATTAAAATCAGGTACAGGTACAGACAGTGACGGAAACAGTATAGAAAAGTATAATTTTGTTGACGAAGACGGTAAAAATATGTCCTATACTAATTTTAGAAACAGTGTTTTAAATAGTGAAGGTTTTAGAGAATTTGAGCGTAGTGGTTTAGGTAGATACATCACTTCTGTTTCACCTGATAGAGCAAGAGCACAAGCAGCACTATTTAATATGGCTTTAGCAGGTGCAGCTGCAGCAGGAGGAGACACAGCACCTGATCTTAGAGCTATATCAGACAAAGACATGCAACTATTCTTAAAAAGAGTAGGCGCAGACGCAAGTAACGCTGAAGACTTTTTAGCTGTTTTCAATGACTTTAGAAGAGACATCATAAAAGGCGAACTTAATTACTATGATGCAGCGCTTGATATGCCTTTAAAAACTGTTAAAAGAGTAAAAGGTGAAGACGGTTTATTCACGAATCAAGAAGTTAATTTATTTGACGCCAGAGGTTTAACTAAGCAAGTACAAGAAAGACGTAAAGAGTTAGAAGAAAAACTAACAAGATACACTACACCTTCAAAACTAGGCACTACCACTACAACTGGCACACGTACCTTAAATATTAGTTTAAACCCTTTACAAACACCACAAGGATTAATATCTCCTTTAGAAAATACTGGGTACTCACTCGAAGGTTTGAATGA